AAACCCAAAGAAAAAAACTAAAACCAATATAACAGTAAGCAAGAAGAGCAAGAAGGTCCAGGAGGCGGACACGAAAAGGACTAAGAAAAAGGTTGAATCTATGACCTACACCGTCAAAAGCGGAGATACCCTCACGTCCATTGCAAAGCGGGTGACGGGAAGCGCATCAAATTACAGAGCCATAGCAAACCAAAATAACATATCAAATATAAATAAAATTTCCGCAGGACAAAAGCTGGTGATTAAAGTATGAAGCTCGTATGGATTAACCAATCGAATGTTTCAGAGGATATTACAAATTACGTCTCAAACGCGACCTGGAGCGGATCTGTTTTCCAAGCAAGCAGGCAACTGGAGGCATCTATTCTTTACAGTCCTTCAGATAAAAATATCAAGGATCTGGACATTAAACTTGGAGACAGACTTATTCTTTATGACCAGAGCAAGATTCTTATCAATTCGATGGTTTATTCCAGAGAAAGGACAGGAGAGCAAGGTACTATTACATATTCTGGTTATGACGAATTGAACCACCTTCTCAAGAGCAATTTGAACTACAAATTTAAAAATACGACTCCGGAATTAATAGCAAATCAGATTTGCAGCATGCTAAATATTTCGGTTGGAGACATTGTAAAAACAAATGTACCGGTAAAAAAATTAATATGTGAGGGAGAATCTCATTACAATGCCATCATGAAAGCATATACAAAAGCTTATAAAACTACCGGGAAAAAGTATATGCCATATATATACAATAAGAAGTTTTATATGATTGAAAAAGGAGAAGTAGTAAGCAAATTTTATCTAAGCAGCAAGCTCAATATTACGTCAAGCAGCTATTCAGAAACCATAGAAAATATGGTGAACAAAGTAAAAATATATGACGATGACGGGAAACAGATAAATGAAGTAAAAAATGCGGACAACATTTCCCTTTATGGAATCTTCCAGGAGGTCTATACAAAAGAAAAAGGAATTAATGCTATAACTGCAGCTACAAACATGCTAAATGGCGTGGAAAAAACGGCATCCGTTGAAGCTATAGGAAACATATCATGCATAAGCGGATACGCGGTAAAAATAGTGGATGATATAACGGGGCTTACCGGTAATTTCTGGATAAGCTCAGATTCCCATACCTGGGAAAGTGGGCAGCATACCATGAGCCTGGAGCTGACATTTAAAAATATTATGGATAGCCAGGAGGATTCAGAATGAACGGATATGAAAAAATTGTAACATTGATACAGGATCTAAGTAAAACCGCTTCTTCTTTTTTAATTACCACTATGGATACGAACAGTTCATGCAAAGCCAATGGAACGCCGCTGGATTCTGATGATCTATTCATTTCGGAGCAACTTAAAACTGGATGGTATAGAAAAGAAGGGAATGAATTTGTATATGTTGAACCGATAAAAGCCGGTGACACAGTTCTTCTAATCAAAGTAAATGAAGAACAATATGTCATTCTTGAGAGGTTGGTGAGTGTATGAGTTTTCCTTTTGATGCAGATAACGAGTCAGAAGAAAGTGAAGTTGTAATTCCGTACGAATATGGAATTGACTATGAAACAGGAGAACTGACAGGAGAAATTGTTGAAAAGGATGAAGCAATAAAAGTCTGGATTTATAATGCGTTAAGGATACAGCGCTATAATCATGTAATTTACTCGTGGGACTATGGAAATGAGCTAAATGATTTGGTTGGTCAGACGTATGACCAGGAAGAATTAGAAGTTACGGCAAAAGCAATGGTAGAAGATTGCTTGTCCATAAATGAATATATCAATAGCATAGATGATTTCACGGCAGGAATAGACAAGGACACATTAAAAATAAGCTTCACAGCTAATACAATTTTCGGGGAGGTAAAAGTGAGTGTATGAAAATTTAACATACGAAGTCTTGCTGGCCAGAATGATTGCCAGACTGGATACAAGTTTGGATACAAGCGAAGGAAGCTTGATTTATAACGCGCTGGCACCGGAAGCCTGGGAGTTAGCACAAGCCTATATCACAATTGACGAAACATACGACAATACATTTGCTTCCAGCGCGCCAAGGGAGTATTTGGTGCTCAGAGCTGCGGAAAGGGGAATTGCACCGGATGAAGCAACCTATGCAATATGGAAAGGAGAGTTCGATATTGATATTTCGGCGAATGATCGGTTTTCGCTTGATACATTGACCTATATTGCGACGGAGCAGATATCAACAGGAGCATGGAAATTAAAATGTGAAACAGCAGGAACGGAAGGCAATAAGAAATCTGGTTCATTGACCGCTCTGCAATATATTGATGGATTAACAAGAGCGGAACTAACGGAATTACTGATACCAGGAACGGATGAAGAAGCAACAGAAACTTTCCGCGCCAGGTATTTCAGTAGCTTTCAGAGCCTTGCCTTTGGCGGGAACCGGGCTGACTATATCGAAAAAATAGAATCAATTTCCGGGGTTGGAGGAGTGAAGATATATAGAATATCAGGACAGACGTACAATGTCCTGGCCTGCATAATAAACAGTGAATTTGCCGCGCCCAGTACGGAATTAATTTTAGGGGTACAAGAAGCCATAGACCCCACACAAGACGGTGACGGGGCTGGAATGGCACCTATAGGGCATATAGTGTCCATCCAGGGCGTACAGGCTGTTGCAATTAATATCAGTACAACAATAACGCTGGACACTGGTTATGCGTGGGCAGATGTTTCGGAGGCTGTAAATACGGCCGTAGACAATTATTTTCTTTCACTTTCAAAAGAATGGGCTGCCACAGAAAGCATTATAATTCGCATTTCGCAGCTGGAAGCAAAGATTCTTGATGTTGTAGGAATCTTGGATATAATAGGAACGCAGCTAAATGGAGCGGCAAGCAATATAACTCTTGCTAATAATCAAATACCAGTAAGGGGGACTATAAATGCAAGCACTTAACTATCTCCCTCCGATATTGCAGGAAATAAAAGAATTTAAGGTCATTACCTCCTGTGACGATACGGAAAATTCGGAGCTGAATATCTGCATTGACAATCTCTATAATGACCAGTTTATAACTACCACGGAAACGGCTATCAAGAAATATGAAGATATATTGGGAATAACGGCAAAAGGGACTGACACTCTAAAGGACAGGCGCTTCCGGGTGCTGGCACTTTACAATAAGCAGCTTCCGTATACAAAAACGATTCTTGAAAAAAACTTGATCACTTTTTGTGGGAAAAATGGATACAAACTGCTAATAGATTACGATAATAAGATATTAACGGTAAAGATAACTCTGACTGCCAAATCCATATTTGACACGGTACAAAGCTATTTGGAGGGGGTTATTCCGATGGATCTTAGAATTAATTTGTCATTGCTTTATAATCAGCACTTGACCTTGAAACAGTTTACCCACGCACATTTAAGTCAGTATACATACGGCGGATTAAGAGAGGAGGTATTAAGCTAAAGTGGAAGAAAAAACAACAAATTATAACCTGATAAAACCAGATGAAAATGAATTTTATGATATCGGCGTACAGAATGACAATATGGACATCGTCGATGCCGTCCTGAAGGAGCATGAAAATGGGATAGCAGACACCAAAGATAGCACAGCTACCTTTACAGAAGCCACCACGGAAGAAGACATTGTTTCCGGAGAAAAGCACTCCACCCTGTTCGGGAAAATCCTTAAATCAATCAATACATTCCGCACGTCGATTTCTTCACTTAGTTCGCAGTTGGCCCAAGTTGTGAAGGCAGAAAAAGCCGGAGGCACTGCAACGGTGATAACCCTAACAAGCGTGGCTTTGATAGACGGTGCGTTGAAAACGTTTATTGCTACCTCCAGCAATGGAGCAGCATCTACTACCATAAACGGCAAACCTTTATACAAGCCAGGAACCACGACAGCCCCAAAGCTTGTAGATGGAAAAGCCGTGACTGTCTGGTATGATGCAACAGGTGGCTGTTTTTTTATCAAGGCTAGTGCGGAAGGTGATGCGACT